AATTTTGAACCCACCTGTGAATGCTGCAGAGCGTCATCAGGTCTTCAACATTGTATATAAGATTACAGACTTGTGCAAGATTATGGTATAAACGTGTTGTGTTCTTTGTGGCGTGCAATCACCCTTGTGTTAGTAAACTGCCATGGATGAACAGACTGCCAAAAACGTTCTTAGCAAGTATGTGCGAAAAATGAAAGTGCGATTCGCTATCAGTTGCTCAACTCCAGCATTGATCGACTGGTACAAGGGGTTTGAGTTTCTATATAAAGGTGAATTTACACTTGTTGATTATGTCTTTAATAATCAACAATTGGAAATGACTGCAATTTTTTCACCATATTCTTCAATGAGAATTCGGTCAGGCAAAGACAAACTTATTACAATTCTAGAAGGTATTGCAGATCCAGATGAAGATGGGAATTATCCCTATGAAGGCAAGTGTGTCATTGGACATTTGGTTGAAATAATATCAATTAATTAAACATCATCTATAGTATTATTATTGTCTTGATTGAAATCCATACCTACGATAAATTTTTGATTTGCGTACGCCTTTCCCTTGTACACTGTAGTCATCGTCTTGACCTCGAGCTCGCGCGAAGAAAACGGACCCGCATAGATATCCTCGTTGAGCCTGCACCTTCCGAGCATATTCTCTTGGCAGTGCTGATTGAAGATTTGGACAAAGAGCTTGTGCGGCACACACATCTCCCTTCCATAGATAACCTTGTCGCTCGACAGGAAATGATGCAGAGGATTCGTAACATTTGCAACCTGGTTCTGCACCTTTGCAAAGTAGTCTGGCAACACATTCCAAATATCCTTGTGTGAATACTTCTCAGCGTAATCGAGATAGGCACGAACACACTTGACGAGAATAGTCGGAATCTCCACATCCAACTTATCCTCGAGATGAGGATCTGCATTCATCACTTGCTTTGCAAAATTCCAAGTCACCAGACGACGCAGCACAGACCCAGAGTTATCACGATAACTCGGCACCTCATTTCCCGCAAGAATACCTGGCACGTTCCACGTCATAGAGATTGCTTTCTCATTCTTACGAGCGATCGATACATCCTCTCCAGAAACAATCGACTGAAACTCTGCCTGCTCAAGAGCCAAGTCTCCCTTGACCTCTGGACTAATAAACATGAAACCATCGTGAATCGACCAAAGACCAAACTTCTTCTCAATATTGTTCGAAAGCGTTCGAACATCCTCCGAATCGTAAAACTTTTTACAAATCTTTGTAATAATTGTCGACTTGCCTGACCGTGCAATACCCTTGAGAAAGGGGATCACTTGCCAGAAATCCATATCATTTGTGTCAAAGCAAAGACGTCCAATGAATACGTAGAGCCACTTGCAAACATCATCTGGAAACTTCTGATAATCCATCACAGACTGAAGAATTGGGGTGCTGATATCAGCCCACTCATCTGGAAGATTCTCTGGAAAGTCTTGATCAAAATACTTGCAGCTTACGACTGTAGGATCGAGCGAGAGACACTCATCTGATCCATAAGGATAAAATCGAGAGACATACTTTGTATTGGACCACTCCTTTCCTACAAAGATACCATTACGGAATGACCATACCGTACGATTCTTCTGAATCTCTGGAAACTGGATGTCGCGACACATGGACAAGTGAGTGACTGTATCGCGTACAATACTTCCCTTGCTCGTGAGGTTACGCCACATGTCATATTTATCCTCTTTCTGTGTATAGAAATACACAAACTCCTTGATTTCCATAACAGGTTTCCACGCGCGAGTGAGTTGTCCACCCGACGTCTCAATTTGCTTGCAGCACTGGCCCTTGTAGCGTTTCATTTTTTGAATATACGTCTTGTTCAGCAGGTAGAGCAGCAGTCGCTGATACGGACTCGCCTCTTCAGCCTCATCGGGAGAATCGAGCGTCTTGCAGCGGAAGAGCGAAGAGTCCATGTCACCAGACATGGGTGAAACTGTTGGACTGTTAATTCTTTCGAATGATCGAACATATCGAAAGATAATTTCATAAGCATCATCAGCGGTTTCAATGAGCCGCATAAGACGAAAGGCGATGCGAAACTCATCACCATTTACATCCTCAGATGGGGAATCCTTGATTCCCAGTTCACTTGAACGATGATACAACTCGGAGAAGAGGTTTACCAGGCGACGCTTCTGTTCCTGAATACGCTCCAGATCAACATTCTGGGGCATCCCATTCGGGTCCAGTTCATCCTCCCGGAAAAATTGCCTAAATCCATTGGTGAGCGGCGCAAACCGATCACCTTTACAGGTGAGACCCATCTTTTCCTCGAGTTGACCGATGAATTGTTCAAGACGCTCTGGAGCAAGACTTGATATTTCAGAGCGCATAACCTCCATTCTGATTTCGTGGGCATGTTCAGGAGGTTGATCTTTGTCTAGAGTGTGCACGGCCGCCATAGTAACAAAGAGCAACATTTTTTTAGGCCACTACAGGCGGCTTCGCACTCAGAGCAGTAAGAATCTTGATAAGAATTAGGTTTGTTTTCTCCATCTGCTTAGCAATCATGGATAGAGAATCAGCAACAGTCTCTCCCTCCTCAGTAGAGAGAAAAGACCCGAGAGCTTCAAGTGGGTCCATCATTTCCTCATAATCTCCGCCTTCCTCATCAAACTGATCTTCAATTGGTTCAGACATATATACATATCGTACAAAAAGTTTACTGGTATTGAACGCGGATACCAGGCGAAGGCATCCGAAATTATTTTCTTGGGTAATATCAAAATGGCTGGTGGTTTAATGCAACTTGTAGCTTACGGCGCTCAGGATGTCTATCTTACGGGTAACCCCAAGGTTACCTTTTTCCAGGCGGTGTACAAGCGTCACACCAACTTTGCTATGGAGGTTATTCAGCAGACGACGAACGGCTCTCCCGCAAGCAGCGGCCGTGTGTCCGTCACCATTGCCCGCAACGGCGACCTGGTGGGCAACATGCACCTTGCGCTGACTCCTCTGCCAGCTGGTGCTTCTACCAATACCCAGGGTCCTCTGGCTCTGACATCCAACAACACTGGTTTCGATACCAACTGGATCGCTGAGCGTGCCGTGTCAGCTGTTGAGCTGACCATCGGTGGCCAGCGCATCGACAAGCACTACCAGACCTGGTGGCGTCTGTACGCCGAGCTGTTCCTGAACGAGTCCGACAAGTACGCATGGGGCAGGATGACCACAATGTCTAACCCACAGGGTAACTCCACCACAACAGCCAATGCTCTGTCTCCCAGCAAGGTGTACCTCCCCCTGCTGTTCTTCTTCAACCGCAATCCTGGTCTGTATCTGCCTCTGATTGCTCTGCAGTACCACGAGGTTCGCCTGGACTTTGATCTGTCCAACTACTATGCCAGCTACTTCGGAACTACCAATGCTTTCGAGGTGTGGGCCAACTATGTGTACCTGGACACGGAGGAGCGTCGCCGCTTCGCCCAGAAGGGTCACGAGTACCTGATCGAGCAGGTGCAGCACACCGGTGGCGATTCCCTCACCTCTGGGGCAACAGGCCAGGAGGGTTCTCCCCAGCTGGTTCGCCTGTCCTTCAACCACCCCGTGAAGGAGCTCATCTGGTGCTACACCAATCCCAATGCGAGCGCCACTAGTCAGCTCAATGCCATGTGGAATTTCTCAACGGGTACCAACACCGTGACTGTAACTTCCAACGTACAGTTTTTGGCAAGCTCAAATAACTTCGTCCTTCCCAACACTTGCGGTGTACCAATGATTGCCAGCATGGTTAACACGAAAGTAGATTTTACCGGTATTTATTGTGCTGCATCAACCGCCAATTGCTTCTGGGTAGAGGAGGGTACACAGGTTGCCGGTGGTGCGACAACCTCCGGTGTTGAGGTCGGCCCTCTCCACCTGTTCAAGGTGATTCTCAACGGCCAGGACCGCTTCAAGGAGCAGTCCGGCAAGTACTTCAATTCCGTGCAGCCCTACTACCACCACACCGGCACCCCCTATGTGGGCATTTACAGCTACTCCTTCGCACTGCAGCCCGAGGAGCACCAGCCCACCGGCACGTGCAACTTCTCTCGCATTGACAATGCCCAGGTGTCCGTGCAGCTGAAGTCCAACTCTTCCGCAACTCTCCAGAAGCTGTTCGCCGTGAACTACAACATCCTGCGTATCCAGTCCGGAATGGGCGGTCTCGCATTCTCCAATTAAATACTTAAAAAACATAAAAAAGGACTTTTGTCCAGGGCCTCGGCCCACAAAAAACTTTTTTTTGTGGTTCGATAAATTATTTTATTGTCTTATATTACCATGCGTCCAGTTACCTCCAAGGTTCCCACGAAGTTCATGACCAAGAGCAAGACTATGATTTACCGCACGAACAAGGGCAAGTATGTGACAGGCAAGAAGGTGTACAACCCTAAAGCCTACCACGTGCGCAGCCCAGGCGGAAGCGTGCGCGCCATTAAGAACACCTCTGTGACCGTGCCCAGCCCCATCCGCCCCAAGGCCCGCGCAGCCCGTGCTCCCCGTCCCCGCGTTTCTCCCCTGAGCCCCATCGGCCTCGCCGCCATGAAGATCATGGTTCGCAAGCGGCGCTCCAACGCCGGCAAGAAGCGGATGACCCGTCTGCTCGCTGCTCTGCCTAGGCTTTAAATCCCCTACATAATCTCTGTTTATTTGTCGGCTTAGATGCCGGTACATCAGGGTCAGTACTACTATACCATCGATAATCTACATGCGCCATCCACGGAATTCGATTCCGATCAAGCGCCTTTCTACAAATTACACACGGTAGCGAAATCCCAGGAAGTCCGTCTTTTCGGACTCGCTGAATAATAAGTGGACCAAATTTCCTATAGGTCCAATGAACAAAACGAGCGGGCTTAATCCCCTCTCGTTTTGCTTGTTGATGAAGTCGCGCAAGAGCTCGACGCTCCGCACAACAACTACAATTGCTCTGAGTAGGCTCATACGGGACACGGGCCCCGACCAAGCGGGGCACCAACTGAGCAGATAATGTACATTTAGTTTACATACGCTTATTTGCTTTAGTTGGTGCTTACGTAGAACCTACCCTTTTTTTTAAACTTTCGCGCAGTCACCTCCATACTTTTGATCTCAGCTGCAATTTTGGCAGCTTGAAGTGTACCTATTCTCTGCGCAATCTTGGAAGCTTCTTTCGCATTCTTATTTAACGCAGTCTTGTTCATATTCCCAAAATGAACTTGGGAATTTCCGTACAAAATAGCAAGTTCTAAGCGACTGACCCTATTCTCCATTAGTACCTGTAAATATTAAAATTCAAGTCGCCATGTATTACTACGAAGTTGAGTCAATAAGGATTTTTTCAAATTGGCTTTGATTTTTCTATTTATATTCGGAGGTAAGTTTCTAAATAAAGGCGATGCATTCGGTTGGCGGGAAGCTGCAGCTCTATGCCTCTTTAGACTAGATATCGATTTAACATAATTCGCATAATTACGTATGTACTTTTTTTCAGCATTTGTCAAGAATTCATTTCTGTTTCCATGAATTCTTTCACCGCCATTTTCTTGTGTTCTTTTAATAAAATTACGAGCTAAATGAAGATAACGTTTCATAGCCACAACAAATTTACGATGTAATTTTACTTGTTTTTCAAAGAGTGCTTTGTGCAGAGGTGTCGGACCTCCGAAATATCCAGAGTTCCTTGATTCTTTATGAGCTCGATTGAGGTTTTTACCAGCTTGTTTATATTTTTGCTCGGCATTCCGATATTCTTGAAGCGAACCACTTACACGATTTAGCATAGTCTTGGGATTTATCTTTGAACGTACTGGTTTGGCTGGAGACGTGCGAATAGGCGTCGCAAAAAGTCGCATGCGATTGGGTGACGCACTCATATATAGTTTAGTCAGATTTATTTTCCTCTGATGGCGGATAAATCCGCGGTTCGAGGAATACAGAAATCATATCTGCGAAAAACTCAAGATATGCAAAACCAAGAATCTTTACATTGATACAGAACTTGTTCTCCGCAAGTTCTGTACCGACGGGAACCGGCAGAAAAAACAAAGTAAAAATATTGATATTCATTCTATCTATAATATAATAGCTCGTATTCTCTAAAAGAACAATAATTTATGAAGAGACGCACGATATGTCTCAACTAAATCATCATACTCACCCGTAATTCCCCTATACTTATAAGATGTATCTACATTTTCTAGAATTGCCCGATCTTGTTCGACAATCGCCTTTCCCATGAGAATAAACAATTCCGAAGGAAGTCCAAAGTTTTGAGAAAACCCAACAAACATCTTTGTTTCATTATCATTCGTTGGACATAGTGTCACATATGTTGTTAGAATCTTTCCTCCATGAATGATCACATCTGACCACGTGGTATAAGGCAAAACAAACTTGTGAAAGTTTTTTGTCGAACTAATTCCAAAAATCTTTGTTGACAATCCATCCTTATTTGGGACATATTCAAATTCAATAGTATTTCCAGAATGAAGAACATTCGTAGGTTTCTCATCTTGACTTCCAAATCCAAATGGATTTGCGTGAACCCACGATGCGTGGCAAGGATCAATGCCATTTTCAATTATGAGTTGCGCCGCCTGTTGAATCGTTGTCTCAAACCAGGCTGTGTTGAAACCCGGCTCAGTCATATGAGGAACAATTGGAGGATCGGGACCTTCGAGACCAACCGGTCTAACCCATAAGAGGCCATTGCTTTCTTTCGTATTGAATTCATTTTTAAAATACTCTGGAAAATTGGACCACGGTGTTTGGAATGAATTCTCTGTGTATTTCCATCCGTGATATGGACATTCAATACATCCATCCCGAACCTTACCAGTAGATAGGGATGCGCCTCGGTGCTTGCACACATCCGATTGTATTTTGGGGATGAGATTCTTGTCACGCCATATGACGTAATTTTTATTCATAAGACTCACACGGCGAGGCTGCTGACCTAGCGTCGTCGTGCGAGTAATCGCAATCCATCCTTCCATTTATTATTATACAATATTAAACTTTAAACCATTAAAAAATCATGATGTGTTCTATATGGCTTTTATAAAGCCTCATCACTCGCATCATGTATCTCCTCGAGTTTTCTCGTCACGACTGCCCCGGCTGCGACCAGAAGTGGTTCTTCGATAGTATCGAAGAGATCGAGACATTCATCAAGGATGCTTACCCCAAGTTTCCAGTGGCTGAGTGGTCTCAAAACGGAAGGTTTTACCCCAACGGTCTTTGGATCTACGAAATTGTCGGGCGAAACCCAGTGCTCAAGATGCGATCGATGTATGATAGTTGGTTGGAGGATGATAATCAGGAGTTGTGGGAGATTCCTGTTTGCCTTTCTCCAGAGGTTGAAACTGTTGCCAAGCTCATCTACGATCTGCAAGGAATCATAAACATTATAGAGGAGGGCGAAGAGTACGAGTGGCCTCTGGACCAAATCACCCCACGGGTAGACAAGGAGGACCTGGTCAAGACCGTGTTCCACCCTGATAGGATGGTGAAGATGGGAGGCGTAGAGTGGCTAGAGTGTGTGTAAAAATTCGTGTTCTGTGCCTGACGCTGTCCCCACGCACTCTCATACTTGAACAAAATGGTCAATACATTCGTAACCTCTGGAAACCTCGTGGAGTGTGCGAAATCACTCGATTATCGCCGACTTGGCAAGCAACGCGTCGAGGCTTGGCAGATCTGGCGGGCTCTTCACGGAATAACCAAGGGATGGAAAAATCATCCCGCTTCCAAGGCGTGGGAAGGATATACGTGCGCTCTTGCAATGTATACTAATGTTATGATTGATGAATGGATCTCGAGAGGGTATAAAAACACCATGCAGAAACTACCGCATTGTAAAAATCCGCGGTTTCCTCCATGGTGGGGATGGGAGCCCCTCATAAAATCGCACCAAGCATCACTGAACAGAAAGGATTCTTCATTCTATTCATTTGAGGTTGGTGAGTACAAAGACTATGGTTATATTTGGCCTTCCAAAGTCCCGAAGAAATATCAATGGGTGAGGGAACCAGTACTTGATGCGCTTGCGGAGAAAATTATATAAGATGGCAAGCAGCCATTCCACCGAATGCAGCCTGAAACTGGTTCACCGTTATAGTTTGTAGACCATCTATGTAATATTTTGTACGCGAAGGATGAAATGTACCCCAAGGATTTCGAATAGTAACCGTTTGTTTTTCTGAATTATATGATATAACAGCGTGTGCATGACTACATACTATATATGCTGTTGGATTTGAAAATACACGATATGTTTTATCAAGTATAGTTGTCCCAGGTACTTTGTAATCTGTCCCCCACGATCCAGCTTGAAAAATCCAATTTGGATCATTGAATTTATCGTAATATTGTGGCATAGTCTGATTATCAATAACGAATGATGGTTTACCTGTGAATAAATTCATTAGTGTTACACCATCTACATCATATTGGTCTATAGCTTCATATCCAGAATATTTACCATAGTTAAATCTCGGGTCTTTATTTATCATACACGCAAATACTTGTAATAAGTAATGAGACCACAAAATATTTGTTTTATTCTGAGTAAAGTATTCATCAAATAAATCATCTTGTGTACCCGATATAACTGGTAATATATTTGAATATAATATAAGTTGTGGTGTAGTTCCGTTGTATAATAAAATTTTATTATCACCTACAAACATATTTTTGATAATATATGGATTTTTGTATGCAATGAGTGAAAGTGTAGAATCAAAAACACAATCTCCTAATCCACCTTGTAATACTTCTCGGAAATCTGGATACCCTGAAGTGTTCCATAAAGATCCTTTTACTATACTATAAGAACCCTTGATATGTGGTGGTAATTTGGGTGTACATTTTGAAAAATCAAATGTTATTTGAGAAGGAATGGTTGGATAAGATACTGTTGACAATGTAGGTATTTTGGGGTATGGTATACTGTACTGTGTTATTTTCATAACTCTATCAGTTTTTGTTGGTTTATTTTGTTTATCATATGTAGATATCTTTACTGTCATTATTATTAAACATACAATAATAAGCAATATGAGATATTTCATTATTATGAACAAATATTTGAATTATGGTTCAGCCTCCTGAAACCAAATCGCCTCGACGCCACACTTCTTCGGATCGTTCCGAATATATTTAGCATAGTCATATAGAATCTTTGACTTGGAGACACCTATGATGGCACAAATGCATGTACGCTCTTTCGCATTGTAATGAATGCACTTTTTGCAGAGCTCAGGGGTCGCAAGAATATTCATGGACGACATGTAGTTTATTCAAATTTTAATTCCTTAATAGCCGATCAGTTACACATAACTAAAGAAGCTGATGAGAGAGATAGTGAGTCACTACTATAATCAGAGTGTCCCTGGGTTTCAGGCGTAGAAGCAGGCACACTGCGAGTAGAACGAGCCCAACCTTGGCGGGGGTGCTCAGAGACATGTACTTTATACAAATATTAAAATAAAACCGGAGTTTATAGTAATGCCTGAAACATGGAGTTCATATAATCGCAAATGGACCATATTGTTCAAAAAAATGTGTTATGTTCCTTATGGCTTTAAGAGTCTCCAAAAATTTGTCACTTGAATCTACAATGGCTGAGTCCGTCACCGTATATGATGTGGTTCCCCTTGATGGCTCTGCCTTCTTTGCCAGCAGCCTCAAGTATGCAGAGCAGCTCAAGTGTGCGATTGAGCACGTCAATGTAGAGTTGGTGATTTCTGAAGAAAATCCCATCCGGGTATTGTTCAGCTACAATCCTGCTGAAATTATCCCTCGTTTGGTGACACCCAATCCCAAGCCTTACCCGCCAGTTCCAGACCGTCCCTGGAACTGCTCGGTTAGATATTAGTGTTGTGTAATACTAGATGCCCCTTTACCTTCCCCAAAATCTCTGGAGACAGATTCTCAAAAACATGTCTGGTCGCGAACTCGCACAGGTTTATGGAACAAACACGACTGTCCGAAATTTAATAAACTCGAATAATGTTCTTTATAAACGTTGGCAGGCTGCGCGAAATCTCCACCATAAGGCGACCCCCAACGTTTATGCCAATCTGCCAAGCCTCGACGCGTTGCTTGCCAAGTCGACGATAATCGAGCGATTTTGCACACTCTACAAGGTTTCCAGAAGTGACGAATGTATTGACCATTGTTCAAGTGCTACGCATTTGTTTTCCGGTACACCGTCAAGCACAGAACACGAATTTTTACAGTGCTAGAAAACCTAACTCATAAAAATATCGTTTAATACACTCAGGCAGTGGAATGCGCGCGCACCCAGTTTTTAGAAGGTCTAATGTTATTTACCGCAGGTTCAAATGTTGAAACATAATTATACAACTTTCTCCACTTGAGACGTTCCCTCAATATCCATGTGGATGTTGGAATTTTTATTCCGTTGCGATTTCTAGAACGTTTTTCTTTGTTAATTCCAGTCTGAATCATCGAATTGACTTTTTTAAGGTTTCCATAAATTGTAGCAAGGGCCCTGAGAGTCGTCCCGATCCCTTTCCCTCTAAGATTAGCCGGTGTCTTTCCACTTACAATTTCCATATATTTTCCATACTTTCCATTCTTATTCTTCGCATCGTACATTAAAAGCTTCACATAGGCTCCAGATTGTTTATGTGTTATTTTTGTTACACCATTCGCATAATTTTTCATTTCATAATTAGTTCCTTTTACAAAATTGTTCATTACTATAATGGCACATAAAAATTCGTGTCGTGTCCAAACCAGGGAGCAGAGAACTTCAGTTCTCGACACCCCAAAAGACGATGGCCACCTTCTACAACATCGTCCGAGAAGATTAAAGATTTAGGCGGCATTATATGTAATGAATAATGTACTTTACTCCAATGGATCGAACGATGAATGCTACACTCCTGCATATGGAGTGATTCCCATCGTGCCATACATTGCGAAAAACGCGGTCGTCTGGTGTCCATTCGACACCGAAGACTCTGAATTTGTCAAGCTTATTCGTGCTGCTGGTCATACTGTAATTCATTCGCATATTTCTGATGGAAAGGATTTTATGACTTATGAGCCTAGTCAACACTGGGACGTAATTATTTCCAATCCACCATTTACAAACAAGAGGAAAACCTTTGAACGCGCTCTTAGTTTTAATAAACCATTTGCACTTATAATGAGTAATATGTGGATGAATGACTCGGCACCAAAGCAACTCTTTGCGAATAAGGATCTACAACTTCTTATGTTTGACAAGAGGATGGAATTTATGCAAAGTAATGGACACGCGAATAGTAAAATTACATTCAGCAGTTCATACTACTGTTATAATTTCCTTCCAAAACAAATTATAATGACTGTTCTGAACAAGACGAAGCTTAAACCATAGCGTGCTTCATTCCCTTCTTGGGAGACACACTCTTGGGCGAAGAAATGCGTCTCGGTGATGTTCCTTTGTTCGCAATCTGCCCAGATTGTAAATTAAAATTACGCTTGCTCTTGCGATATTCTATTCCTCCAAAATTTCCAACACTTCGTGCAGGTAATCTATAATTAAAGGAAGATTTCGCAGCCAAACCAATATTTCTCCCCCGTTTACCTGCCGCAGCCTTTCGAGCTTTAAATTTGTTCATAGCCTTGACGCCAAGGAGAAGTTGATCATGAAGAGTCCTTAATTCATCCGATAATTTCTGTTGCTTCATAAAGAAATTATGTGTGATAAGACTTGTCTTTTTATTTCTTGTATTGTAGTGTGCATTATACTCCTTACGTTTTGCATTGATACGATTGACAATGGATGCAACGTGTTTCGCACTTTTTTGTAATGCTTCAATTTCTTTTCCTATTTGCACCATTCTTTCGTATGTCGCACTCCTTTCAAAATTACGCATAGATGTTTCACCGTGTGTATATATAGGAGCCGTCTTACGGATTCCCCGACTTTGTTCATTGAGAGATGCGTAGACATTTCCTCCCATAATTCTTCCTAGGCTCGTCTGAAGAGCCTTCAGACGAAGG